GTAGGCGATCTCGCCAGACAGCCTGTCGGCGCTGAGCCGATGACTGTAAATACAAAAGAACTGATGGAGCCGCTGCGGCTACAGCAGGAGACAAGCACGCTTAACGCGACGCTTAAGTTCTATGAGACTGAATATCAGCGCGCGGCGCTCCTCCGTGATCCCGGCACTATGCGGGCGATTGGTGAGAAGATGGTCCAAATGCAGCCGGTTGCAAATATGCTGACTGGTATGCAGGCCCTGACAGAATTTGACGCGGGTCGCCCTCAAGCTATTGCCAACCTTATGTATCAGCGGACCGGTGGTCGCCTTCGGCTACAGCCGCGTTCGGACGGCAAGTTCAATGTCTACGACGGTACCAAATTGACCGGTGAAGGGCTGACCAAGGAATACCTTAACAGTCAGTTCCGCATGGCGTTCGACCAAGACTATAAGACGCAAGTGTCTGAAGCAGTTAAACTGCAGCGTGCGCGTGAAGAAGCAGTATTTGCCAGTGGGCTGAAACAGGCAGAGAAGAGTCTGGAGTTACGTGGGCAGTTGACCAAAGAGATGCTGGTTGAGCAGGTTAAAGAGGCAGCCAGAGCCCAGTATGGCCGAAACGCTCGCGTCGAAAAAATGGGTGATAACCAACAGGTTATCTATGATGGCGTAACTCTGAAAGGCGTTGTCACAGTAGAGCAGGAACTTGATCCGGCGACTGGGCAGCCGGTATTCTATGATCCGATTACGAAGACGCAGCCGAAGATGACGACGCGTTTCACGCCTGCTACCCAATAAGGATTCTTTCATGGCTGGGCTTAATACGTACCCGTACAGCAATCTTGAAGTCGGGATGGCCATTGCACGGGAACCGCGAAGCGCAACGCAGGCTATGGGTCTTGGTGGGTTGGCTCCGACGACTGCCGACATCGCTGGTCTGCGTGAGCAGGCGTTGTCCTCGATGTACGAGATGGGGCAGGAAGCGATTGCCAATATCCGCCAGCCGCCTGCTCCGCAGAACACGATTGCCTATAGCCCTTCGACTCAGAAGTACTGGGTTAATAGCGCACTGGTTGATGCGACCAGCCCTATGGAGTTGGCGCAGAGTGGGTCCCTGTTTAATCAGCCTGCTCGTCCTGCACCTATGGACGTTGCCACTGACTGGCAACCGACATCAAGAGAAGCCATTGCGCAGCGGGTATCGAACCTGCGGCAGCCGCGTGGGACGCTAGAAAACCTAGGGTTGGGTCTTCGCGGTGCTGCGGAATCCACCATTGGTGGTGTAGGTCGTGGGCTTGAGATCGCTGGCGCTACTGAGTTTGGCCCCGCTGTTGCCGGTGCCGCTGAGCGGACATTTGGGCAATCTAAAGCAGAGCAAGAACGGAGTGCATTGATTGCACAGTCCAACTCCATCTGGGGTAATCTGCGCGACGCTATTATCCAAGGTGTCCCTTCTGCGGTTCCTTCTATTCTTGCAGGTATCGGTGGCTTTGCTGTAGGTGGTCCAGTTGGTGCTGGCCTCGCTGCAGCCGCTACGATTTTTCCACAGGAGCTTAAAGGATTCTACGACTCAGCCGTAAAGAATGGTTATAATGTGAATGATCCTGCCGTTCAGGCGGATATGCTTAAGAGCGCCACGGGTACTACGGTTCTTCAAAGCATCATGCCAGCCATGGCTGGTAGAGGATTCTCACAGTTCTTCCGTAACGCAGCGCAGCAGGCAGGCGAACAGGCTGCGACTACGGCACTGAGTCGTACAGCCCGCGCAGGCGCTATAGCTGGAGAAGCAACAAAAGAAGGTCTTACCGAAGGCGTGGCTGAAGCTGTCTCCCAGCTTGCTCAGTCTGCAGTGTTTGATCCTGAGTTCCGTCGCCAGCTTAACGCTAGCGATATCAAAGCATTGGCTCCTTATATTGTTGAGAAGTACGGTGAAGATGCGCTTCTTGCTTTCGGTGCAGGCGCGTTCCTTGGCGCAGGTTTCGGTGGCGCAGCCAAGTATATTGAGACGCGTCCGGTCGATCTGACCCAGCGTGAAGAACCCGCAGCAGAACCTGCGGTTCCTGCCGAACAGCCATTGGCGCTTCCTCCCCCTGCGCTTCAGCTTGGCTATCGTCCATCTACTGGATTTACCCAGCAGCCGCCTGAAGTTATTTTTGCCCCACCGCCTGTTGGTGAAGCACCGCCTGCAATGCTTGGGCTTCCTGCTCCGGAGACTCCGCTTGCACTTGCGCCACCTACGGCGGCTGGCACACTCGCGCTTCCTGCTCCAGCCGGTTACGTCTCTCCCGGTGGCCGCGCACCTGAAGTTTTACCAATGGGCGGCACAGCGGAGCCGCTTATTCCTGTCTCGACCGAAGGACAGTTTGAACTTTTCCCCGGTATTCCGACGCAGCAAATACCTATCGGGATGCAACGTCTTCAGCGTGGTGCGCCAACCCCTGCGCCTGTCGGTGTTCAGGAAGAAATGGTTCTGACTGGTCAGGCTCCGTTCCTGCGCCGTGGGTTTGCGTCTCAGGCTGAACGTGCCGCCGCTTTCGAAGCGGCTATGCCGACGCCCGCTGCCGCGCCCGAAGGTCCGATGGCTCCTGCCTTGCAGCGTCTCCTTCGGGGGCAAGCCTTTGCGGAAGCTGAAGCGCAACGCGCAGCGCAGATGGAAGGCGCTCCCACTGCTGCTGAAACAGCGGCTCCTGCTATGCAGGCGCAGGTTGCTGAGACTATGCCAGCGGCTTTCGATACGGAAGCAGCCGTTACTGGCACAAACAAGATTCAGGATGACGCACGGCGTAAGACCATTAATATGGTCAACGCGCTGACCGAAGAACAGCAGACTAACCTGCTCGATAAACTGTTCGATAACGATATCAATAAACTATACGAGACTGTCCGCAGTGCGCGCGGTCAGGCGACGATTCGTAAACAGATGGCGCAGGCCGCTGGCGTAGAACAGACTACGTTCGAACAGGCAAGAGCCACACCCACACCACAGGAGGTTCCCAGTGCCCCTCAAGTCAGGCAAGTCCAACAAGGTCGTCTCCGCAAACGTCCAAGAGATGGTGGACAAGTGGCAAGCGAAGGGGTCGATAGGAACGTCCCGACCCAAGTCCAAGAAGGCGGCGGTGAAGCAGGCGGTGGCAATCGCCTTATCCAAGGCAGGGCGCAGCCGCAAGAAGTAATACCCGCTCCGACTCCTGCGCCAGCGGCTGAGGAGGCCGCTGCTCCACTCCCTTTAGAAGTAGCGGCGGAAGCCGCGCCAAAGCCAAGCGTCCAACCCGCAGTCGCACCAGTGGTGGAGGCAAGGGCTCCCGCCTCAAGTGAACCAACGGTTCCGGTTAGCGACGCACAAGAAGTCAACGATGTCATCGTTGCACTGAACACTAGCGATCCGGGTTCTCAAGACTTTGTTGACAGTCTGGCTACGTTGATTGCGATCTCTCGCGATCCGACGAATAAGGCCGCGCGGGCCAAGGCCAAGGACTACCTTGAGAACGAGTTCGACGATGCAGATCGCATGTCGCTGGACTATCTGGACGCAGAGTTCATTGCCAAGACCGGGGCGCGTGCGCCTAACGATGATCCGCGCGTGATGAACGTGCACCTTGGTACGTTAAATGAACTGCTGGCGCAGGCTGAACGCGGCGTGCCACTGACACCCAACCAACGCAATCAGGCTATCCGGGCATGGAACGCAGTCAAGGCGATCGATCCGGTCTACGGCACATACCGTATGGCTGATATTATTAAGCCATCGAATCCAAACTATATTGTCTTCCCGCGTGGTGGGTATTCCCTCAATAGCTGGAACACTGTCACAGGTGCAGCCAATCTCGACGGACAGCCTATTCGGCCTATGACGTTGCAGAGTGTGCAACAGGCTGTAACCAAGTTCTTGTCTGGTCTGGCGGTCAAACCGAACCTACAGGTGTTTGCTAATCAGGCCGATCTAAAGGCGCGTAATCCTGATCTATACGCCCGTGCTGCGGCTGCCCGTGAAGCTGGAGATTTCGACTCCGCTGATGCAGCGGGGTACTCCTTTGGTGATGGCGATGTCCTGATCTTTACTGATCGGATCGCTAATGAAGACCATCTTAACTTCGTGCTGGCGCACGAGACGCTTGGGCACTTTGGCCTTCGTGGCATCATGCCCGGTCCCAAGTTCGATGCGCTTATGGAACAGTTATATAATGACAACATCCGTATTCGCAACGCTGTAGACGCCGCCATGGGTGCCCGTGGTATAGGTAAAGCGGAGGCTGTTGAGGAGTATCTGTCTGATTATGCCGCCATTCTCGACACGAGTCTTGTTGCTAAAGTATGGAACGCCGTCAAAGGATTCCTGAATAAACTCGGAGTCAAGTTTGGTGATGAGGCGACGCGGTATTTCCTAGATCAGGCGCGCAGATATGTTCGTGAAGGTAAAGTAGGCGTCACCTTTGACGCTGCTGCGGTGGCTGCGAGGCTGCAGGATATTGAGTCGGGCAACTATACGGGGCGCTTCTCTTCTACTTCTATGCGTAGTGAGAACGAGCAGTTCGCTGATAACATCCGCTTTACTGGAGCGTGGACGACTGATCCGATGGCAGCTATCGCTGCTGCTCGTAGCTACGGGATCAATACACGTGAAGGGTGGGATAAGTTCAAGGCTAAATTCCTTAGTCTGACTAACTTCCGTGCGCTGCAGAATCCGGGACTAGAAGCGTTCGAGGCGCTGCTCGACGAGACGCGTCAGATCAATAGCTCGATCTTGGTGCGGTATAAAGAAGCCTTGGCGACGCTCTATAATTCACCGACTGTTCATAAGAACAACGTGTCCCAGCTTCTCATCCGTGGTCGCGACGTTGCGGTCAACCGGATGCGGGCAAACAAGGACCTAGGCACCGAGCCTTTGTACTCAATCTCATCCAAAGGTGAGGTCGTTGCAAACGACGCTGCGATTGAGAAACTGCTTCGCCGTGGTATGCTATCGTTTGATGAAGCCAAGAACGGTGTGACTTACGAAGTTGAAACCCTTGGTGCTGATGGTAAAGTAGTGACTACCAAGAAGCGGTTTGCGGGCGTTAAGACTCTGACGCAGGCGCAGTATGATGACTACGTAAAGAGCCGTCGCGCCATTGCCGATGTGGAACTACAGCTTCTTCGGGCCAAATATGTTAACTTCTTGGGTGATGAAAAGGTGTCCAAGAAGGCAATTCGGCGTCTCATCAAAGGCAACAACCTCACGCCAGCCGATAGCAAGTTCGTGGACACTATCGTTCAGAGGTTTAAGTCTCTCTATACAGAGGGGATAACGACCGACGTTCGTGGCTATCCGGTCCTAAGCAGAGACGCCGTGATTAAGAGCAACGAGTTCATCGCTGCTGTCAATGCTGCTTTGATTGGAGAACGTACGGATCGTAATGACGCCGTTCGGGCGTTCTTTGAGAACCAAAAACAGGCTGATGATTTCCTAGCCAAATTGACGGAGTTCAAAGGGCGTCGTGTTGACATCGACGACAGCAACCGCTTCCTATTGCAGAACGAAGTCAAGAAGATTGTTCTTTCTGATCTCTCGATGGGCGATGAAGAGAAGCGCGCCAAGCGGTCAATCGCCGCTGGCTATGTCCCCATTATTCGTGAAGGTGCGTTTGAGATGCGCATTGAAGCGCGCATCGGCGGCAAGCAAGTCTCGATCACGCCTGAGCATCAGCAACTACTGGTATACTCCCAGTTCAGTGGGGCCAATGCAGCGCAGTCTGCCGCCCGTGACTTTAATAAACAGTTTGGGAACCAAGAGTTCGACACGCTTGTCCGTCAGGATGATGGGACATATGCATCCCAGAAGGTAAAACTTGTCGCAACCTTCGGAGATTCACTTGATGCCGTGGCGTCTGACCCGGCGTTGAATCTGGATGAGTTTGTTCACGGACTTCGACTGTTCGGCATTAACCCGACACCAGATGTCATGGCGAACATCATTGTTACGCTTACGCGTACAGGTGAAGCACTGCGTAGGAAACTGGAGTTCTCCGGTACGCCGGGTTACGACATCAACTCCGGTGTGTATGCTATGTCACGCCATATCGAGCAGCGCGCTTCGACTATCGCCAAAACCCTTACGCGTCCGCAGATGCGGGAGCTTATGAATCGGCGTTCCGATTCATCTGATCTATGGTTCGGAGATCGTAAAGGCGTGATCGACGCCAAGAAGGTATACGACGCGGCCACAACCAAAGAAACAAAAGACTACGCCAAGCGAGTTCTGGATAAGAAGTTGTTCCAGTTCCGTCAGACAAATCCCGAAGCCGCTGGTTGGGATGGCTCGGCGGACACGTTTGCGCAGTTCGATCAGGGTGTTGACGTTGAACGCGGTAACAGGTTCTACAACGAAGCCTCGCGTACAATGGACTTCCTTGAGAACAATAAGAACGTGACTGAATCGGACTTCGGTTCGAGCAAATACGCGTCCATTCTCCGTGGGTTTACCAGTGTGTTCCAGCTTGGTGGCAGCATCGCGCAGGGCGTGATGAATATGATAAGCCCCTACACCAACTGGATGCCATACATGGCAAGCTATAACCAGAAGAACGCTTTCGGTGGCGGCTTCTCTCTGGGCAAGGTGAACGCAGCCTACCATCTGGCGCTCAAGCAAGTCGGCCTCAACGGAATTACCAACTCGGCGCTCAACACGGCTGAGTTCTACGACGGGCTCATCGGCAATAAGCTCAAGTTGCAGCAGTACGGGCTGAAGGAACACGAAGCTAGGTTCCTTGCACAGGAAATCCGTGAGGGTAAACTAATCCCGGCGCAGTCCAACGCGTTGATCGCAACGGCTCGTGGACTTGCTACCAACAAGTATATGCTCAAGTTCATGGACGCATACATGGCTCCGTTCAATCTGACGGAACAGGCGTCTCGGCGCGCTGCGGGTCTGGCCGCATACCGGCTGGAATATGAGCGGTTAAAAGCCGCTGGTATATCAGAGAACTTGGAAGAGCGCGCAAGAGAGTTCGCGGTTAAGTCTCTGGACCTGACGCTTGGTGAATACTCTGTGCTTAACCGACCGGCTGCGTGGCGGGATGGCATTACGTCGTTCATCTATATGTATAAAATCTACCCGACGACTACGGTACAGCTACTGCGCAACCTCTCTCGTCCGGGGCAGATCGGTATGCTGTCTGCCATGTGGCTATTGGCTGGCGCTGCAGGACTTCCGTTCGCTGAAGATATGGAAGACCTTGTCGATACACTGGCGCAGCAACTTGGGTTCAAAGTCGGAAGCATCCGTGTTGAAGTAGCCAAACTGATCGACTCGATTCTGCCGGGTATGTCTCCGTTGGTTTTGAAAGGCGCAGTCCATACCTATCTCGGTATTCCGGGTGACTTGGGTTCGCGTCTGTCGCAAGGCGATCTTATCCCTGCCACTGGTATCCTCTTGGCTGGAGCCAAACCCCTTGAGGAAGTTAAAGATTTGATCGGACCTATGCCGTCCATGGCTCTTGGTATGGCTACCACGGCTGCTGATCTTATTCGTGTCCCGTTCTCTGAGAATAAATCTCTGGAAGATGTAGCCCGCGCATCTCCGATCACACTCCTTCGTATGCTGGGAGATGCTTCTGCGTATATCAATACCGGCGCTATCGTGGATCGGCGCGGTTCTGTAGTCAGTCAGGATATGTCGGCTGGCGCTGTCATCGCTCGACTCATGGGCTTTTACCCAACGGCTGCGGCTGACCAGTACGAAATGATTAAGTACACCAAGCGCATCGCTGACTACCAGAAGGAAGCAACTACAGGTTTCCGTCAGGCTTGGATCAAAGCCAAGTTGCGCGGAGACAACGCGACTGCCCGTACTATCGAGAGCAATGTGGACGATTGGAACTCAACGCTCAAAGGGACGGCGCTGGAGATCAAGAAGTTCACGGCCAATTCCCAACGGGCACTGGCTGAAGCAAAGCGTAACGCAGGAGAGCGTGCCCTCAGAGCCGCACCACAAGCGGCTCGTCGGGAACTTGGTCAGTTGCCGGGGCTACTGATCGACTAGCCTAGCCCACCCTCTATCACAGTGAGGCCAGACAACTGTGCCTCCGTGATGGCGCTATCGAGATCGGTGAGGATGCTTTCCAGCCGGTCATGGGTGAGGTTGATCCCGACGACGTACTGCTGACCTAGCTTGATCGAGGTGCCTTTACCAAGGCACGCTTTCTTGCTGGTCGGCGTGGCGTCTATCCCCGCCAATTCGATGTCGCGCATGACGCTACGGAAGTCTGCCCCTTTATTGGCGAGCCAGCGTTTGAAGTGCGCCCGGTCCAGCAGCATCGCACCCTTATCGAATGGTTTCGAATGGTCTTTGCGAAACAGTTCGAAGCGCACGCGCACCTCACCGTTCGGCATGTGAGACATATCCTGAACGCCCTTGCTACCAGCGGTGTGCATCATGGTGACAGCCATCTTGGCGTGTTCGTTTATATACTCACAGATTAGATCGAACGTATCGACCGTGTTATCTTTTACGCTCTGGCGTACCGCACCCATTTGCTTCAGGATCGCATTGGTGCAAGACTTATAGTCGAATTGGATCAGGCCCCATTCTGTCGCTAGCTTGCCCATCAGATCAGCCAAGATCAGACATTGCTCCCAGAAGCGTTCGCTACCTGAGAACTTGCAGTTGTACTCTTTCAGGAACCGCTCACGGTGCTCGCTTATCAGCAGCCGCAGGTAGTCGGGGCCGAACTCCAGTAGTTTCGTGATGATGGTTGGGCCGACCATACCGTAGTGGGTCATGGCAAAGTCGTGAATACGTTTACCCGCTTCTGTGCTTTTGGTGAACAACGGATGCTGGTTAACCGTGATCTCCAACAAGCGCATCATCTGGGCGTCCGACTCCAACCCTGACGCAACAAGCATCGTACTCATGGATTTGTTAGATGATGTCACACATGGCAGACGCCATGTCTTGGATGTACGTTCTTCTGTTGTGCGGGTCAGTCGCGCTTTTTCTTTACCCTGAGATACGTCATACAGAAAGTCGCCTACCTCTCTGGCTGGAAGCGTTGTCGTTTCGTCGATAGTCATTGGCAGGTTGTTGTACAAACCCATGCGGGAGTAGAGCGCGTTCTGGGTAAACTTGGATGCGTAATGTAGTTGATCCGGATTGCCCCATACTGATTGCATGAGCAACTGCGCAAGCGTTTTGCCTGATCCTGTAGGGCCATACAGGTTGATGGTTATGCCCTTGATACCGGTGAACTTGTAGAGCGGCGCAGACATGGATACCATCAGAGCCCATCCTTGCACCCACAGCTTAGCTTTCTCTATGATCGATGAGAAATGCGTGAAGTCTTCGACGGTCCCTGCTTGTGTGTACATGTCAGCCACGGTGCGAATGGCGGCTTGCGCCACGGCTATGTTCTCTTGGGTCACAGACCCATCCTCTCCGCGCGTGAAGATGTTAGCGCCAAGGACGAACTGCGAATTGTTCTCTTTCCAGCCCATAGACTGGTAAAGGTTCGTCATCGACTTGATCTTGCGGAGTTCGTCCATGTATGCGCGTAGCATGAATTGAAAACTCTCTGTTTGTTTCCTAGAGTAGAAGACGATGCCTTGGTCTGCGATCACCGTCGCAAAGTCCCGGCTACCTGCTGCAAGCAGGGCTTGACGGAACGACAGGTCTTGCCATCCAACGTGCATCCGCTTCCATTTATATCGGACAGTCTCGTAGCCTAGCGTTTCGTCTCGACCGTAGCCAACCGGGTACAAGTCAAATTCGCAAACTGCTATGTGTGTACCATCCATCTCATTACAAATGCCGCCGTTTGCACGTATGAATCCCCTTGGCAACGGTATCTCTTTGGCGGTCTGATCCGGCGCGTCCTCTGACAGGCCAGTCTCTTTATACTTCGTACCCAGCAGCGCGGGTGTTGCGATCTTACCTTTGAACGGACAAGCCTTACACCCGTCTGGCCGATTGGATTCGAATCGCTCGCATGTCGCTGGACCCGTGGTAGACTTACGCCATTGCTGTAGTTTCTGAAGCGTACGGTCTTCCGAAAAGTCGGGGTGCTGACGGCTCCAGTTAATCGCTGTCTCTTCCGGGTCTTGGCAATGCGCAGCCACGCCGAGCACAAGATACCACAGGGGTTCGCTGACTTGATCCTGATGCGTCGCTGCCCATGCAATCTGCGGACAGTTGGTTTCGATTGCTACGGGGTTCGATGGTGCGAACTCCTGTTTGCCAGCCATAGCATCAAGCAGGGCCGTTGAGGGTGGGCGATGCAACAGTGCCGGAGGCGCGTTGGTATATGCTAGCAACGATTGTCGAATAGTCGCCACGTCATAGTCTGGCGCATCGACCAGAACCCGTACGGTCTTACCACCCTTGGGGTTCACTGTGCCCACGGCTCTCAGTACGCGGGCACTATCGGCTGGAACGGCTGGGTCTACCTCGAACCCCAGTTTCTCAGTCGCTAGCTTAAGCGCATTAGCCAGTGGCTGCCATTCAGCTTTGGATAGTTCACTAGTCAGAACCCAAGACACATGCAGTCCATTTCCGGACAACACAGTTAATGGTTTGGGTAGACCTGTCTCTGACAAGAACTTGGATAGTGCACGAGCGCCATCAACAGGTGAAGCAAACGGCTTCTCCGGACCACAGTCTATATCCAGATATAACGCTTTGAGTTTGTTTACGTTACTCTGTTTGCGGGCGGTTGCGTCATTGAATGAAGCCACAGCATAATACACATTATGCCCATGGTTACTCAGCTTAACACTGGCGTCCGCAAGTTCTTGGATTGTATCGTAAAACTTCTGTCGGGGACGATCACCCGGATTGATGACAATAGAAACAACTGTTCCTTCTGTCGGGAGTACGCGCTGCAGGAAGTCGTGCGTATCCATTAGCCTCTTTCCTAACTTATTGTTATTGCAGAAGGAAAAGGGGGATTGCTCCCCCTAGACCGATTATCTTAGTCAGAGTATCGCAGTAGCACAAGCAACCGTTGAACTCGCGCACGTTGGTCCAGATTACGAGCCGTTTCGTCGGGCCAGTTCTGACCTTTGACGATTGCCAATAGTTGTCGAAGGGTTTTCTTAACGTGCTTTTCGTTGGTTGGCCGCAGGGGTTTCCCCTGCAACCAGTTGTTATAGGTCTGGCGCGACACTTGGAATATGTCTGCCATGTCAGTCGCAGTCAGCATCATGTGCCGACGTAGGACTTCTACCTTGTTGAAGTCGATAGACTTAGGCGTCGTCTGCATCAATCTCTCCCAAGAGACTGGCGATCTCATCTGCGATATCGGCCACAGCCGCTACGGGTTCTGCCTTGGGCGCAGCCTTGGGTTTAGCTTTCGGAGCAGGAGCCTCCTCCGGTTCCTTAACCTTGGCTACACCGAACCCGCGAATAGGTTTTGCTTCTTCCACAACCTCAGCCTTAACAGGCGCGGGCTTCTCGATAACGACCGGCGTGGCGACTGCAGGAGCAGCCTCACCCGTGATCTCCTTAACTTTGTCCGAACCGAGCACGTCGTCGAGCGTCTCAGCAGTATCATCGTCAATGAAGCCTCCGAAGCCGAACACGAGTTTGGGGAATGACGCATCGGTATCAAACGCCAGACGAGTACGAACGATCTCAGGCGTGAACCCACGCATCGCCAATTCTTTCTGGTAAATCTTGAGGCTCTTGAGCGCAGCCGGTGTGACTTCCAGAAGATAGATCGGACCAGACGGATCATCCGCTGCTACAACAGCAAGACGCTTCTTATCTGCGCACGCTTTCGTTTCGGTACCCATGGGTGTGATCTTTGACCCGAACTCATTCCACTTGCACGTGGCGCACAGATCGTTCTGCGGGCTGCCGCTATCAGCACTGGGCTTAACGCCGTCCAGCGAGTAGCAGTCGGGCGCTGACGCTTCCGCATTGGGGTCCCAAGTCTTGGCATAGTAAGTTTTGGAGTATCGCGGGTTAGCGCCGACGATGATCACGTCAATGTGAGTGGACTGCAGGACAGTCTCAGCGTCACCGTCCTTGATACGAAAGCGACTACCCTTGATGGAGATACGCGGGAAAGACTCGCCACCGCCAAGGCCACCAGCGAGTGCAGCAGCAAGAGCAGACGGCTTGCCCACACGGGCAGCGAGATGGGCGGGAAGCTGGACGTTGGTAGGAATAAGATTGCTCATGCTGTCCTCTTACTTAAGGTTGAGACGCATCTGCGCCTGTGTTGACAGGATTTGGTTGGTTAAATCCTGTATGTCTGTGCAGTAGACCAATGATCCTAGGCCGACTGAATGTCTTATGTTGGGCTGCAGTAGGTATCCGTTTTGTATTTGGTACACCACGAACATGGCTTCTGCTGAGTGCTCTATGAATGAGGGAGGGATTTCCCGTACCTGCGATACCTGCGATACCTGCGATATTTTATTCATCGCTCTCTTTCCCATTGCTATACTTTCTTGGTTGGTTTGCGGACATTAACGTCCAGTCTGGTGCCATAGTTGACGCCAGCGGGGACACTCTTGTTTAGTTCTATGTATGCCCGCACCGCTGTCTTGCTGACGCGACGCTCAAGCATATCGAACGCATCGTTCTTCTTGATAAAGTTCAGCGTGGCATCCCAATCTTCCACGTTCGCAAAGTCCGTGGTGGTCAAGAACGCCGTTCCGTGTGGAGTTTTGAAAGACGTGACGCCATCAGCGTCAGCCTTAACCTTGATCCACTTTTCTAGTTTATCCAGCTTTGTTTCGATCTCATCGATCTTTTCATCAGCTTCTTTTTTGATTACTGCTTTCTGGTCGCGTAGTTTCATATAGGCCGCGACGACCTGATCCACGTTCACCGTCATTGCCTCATACCTTTTATGTTTGGTTTTTGATTAAGTCGAGCAGCAGTCCTTGTAGCTTCTGCTTGTCCCGTAGTCTGGCATACATCTTATGTTCTAGTTCAGTCGCTTCGATGTGTATGACATTTGACACATGCTTCTTGCCAATACGTTCGATACGACCGTTAGCTTGTACATACTGTTCATTACTTGTCACCGGTCCATACCACACCACAGTACTTGCCGATGTCAGCGTAAGCCCGTGCGCCATGGTGGCAGGATGGGCGATCAGAACATGTGGCTGCTTCTCGTTTTGGAACCGGTGAAAGATGTCGTTGCGTTTGTTTGCTGATACATTACCGTTAACGACACCGACTTCCCAATGCTTGCTTAACTCTCGTTCCAACATCCTTAGCGTACCTGTCAGTGGAACGAATACGATAACCTTCTCCCCTGCTTCTTCTATGATCTCCTTCACTACGTTGATACGCGGCGAGCAGTCCAGTTCCACATTGGAATGATCATCGTCATACGCCACACCACAGGAAATCTGCACCAGCTTCTGCATCTTAACAGCTTCATTCACTGCTGTGATGCTGGCACCGTACTCATCGACTTCAGTGATACATTGCTTATACATTTTCTCGTAGTGCTTACGCTGTTCGGCTGTGAGTTCTACCTTTCTCGTTTGTGTTACCGTATCCGGCAGATCGAAGCACTCGTCACGTGTGTACCTGATCGATGGCTGCAGTACGTGCTGTGCTATCTCTACGCTTTCTGGCCGTGGTATCCACCGGTATTGCCCCATCTTAACCATGACCTGATCGCGGAACGCTGTGTATGACGCCGAGCAGAACGGGCTATCGATCAGCTTAGCCAAAGCCCATGCGTCTGTCGGTTCATTAGGCGTAGGGGTTCCAGTCATTAGCCAAAGACGGACATCATGGTTGGCAGCCATCCATTTCTTCAGTACCTTATACCGTTGGGTGCTTGGGTTACGGTACACGGCAGCTTCATCCACGATGATGGCGTCAAACATACCATGGCAGTCGTCGCAGATAACAGGAAACCCGTCATGGTTGATGATGTAGTAGTCTGCTTCAGTAGCCAATAGTTTACGACGACGTTCTGCAGACCCGTGTAAGACAACGGCTTTCCGGTCAGGGAACCCAAAGAAAACTGCATCACCCCAAACCCGCTCCAGTGTAGATAGCGGTGAGATAATCAGGACTTTGTTGATCTGTCCGGTTTTGAGTAGGTAATCAGTCGCCCATAATGCGCTTTGAGTTTTGCCAGTCCCGATCTCGTTAAGCACCAACGCCTTCTGGTGTAGTGTAAGAAACGCCGCTGTTTGACGCTGATGCTCATACGGTTTGAACCTTCCGGGCCAGTCATAGTAGTACAGGATAGGCGATGGCGCATCGATACCAAGGTTACGCAAGACGCGTACCTCGTCCACTCTATGCGGAGCTACCACGATATTGGGGTAACGCAGCATACGTGACGTTGGTATTGTTTCTAACACACGTGATGGGTAGTCCAGCTTTAGCGCAAGCGCCTTCGCTTTTTCGACTACAAGCATTTCATTGCCTCTGCTATGTATTCCATGGCTTCTTCAAGCGTAGTATCGTCGTACACCAGAAAGCATTTGCCTCCTGCTGCTTCGATCTTACGCATACAATCTACCTGCAAGCGGGTGGGTTTCTTCGTCCCATCCGCTTTACATTCTATACCTATAAAATGCCCATTCGCGCAGATGATCCTATCTGGGATACCTGCTCTACCGAATGGACCGGCTTGAGGACTGAAGAACCACACCCTCAGTTGCTTCAAAGCCTTATCGACTTTCGCCTTCACTTTCGATTCGGGCGTCGGCATAATCTGCTCCTACCTTGGAACGATGTCAAGTTCTCAGCGCGCGTACTCGCAGAAATTTTTGCATGGACACCACCCGCATAGACCACTTGGCTTGGCTGGCCAGTTGTCATGCTCTAGCGACTGCTCGATCCGATTGATCTTGGTTAACATCTTATCCCATAGTGCTGGCGCATCTGCTCTACCGTAAGTCTCACGGTCCATGGCGTTGTCTCTTGTCCATATGAAACTGGACGTAACGGTCTGCACTTCCGGGTAGTGTGCGAACACTTGCAGCGCAAACAGTTCCAACTGCATAAAGTCTGGACGCCGCTTACCGGTCTTCCAATCTACGACCATAGCCAGTGGTTTACGCGACACATATACATCCAACTTAGAGCGGAGCCATGCATCGGGAGCAAACCATGTGGTAGGTTTCAGGTCTTGGGTAAGTGTGAACTCCAGTTCGGCAAACAAGTCTCCGGTCCTAGACGCATTTTCCAGTGTCTGAATAATAGGTTCGAGATGCTGCACTTCTACAGGTAGCTCTGCCTTCTCTTTAATCCTGTCTTCCAGAAACTTATGCACACGTTCACCGTGCATACTTGCGGCATTTGGTTTGTCTACCACAGTCTTGGCGACACGTTGGTGGTAGTATCGGTATGGACAGTTTTCGTATTGCTTGATGGACGAGTAGGAGTGGCTAAGCCTTATCTTGTTTTCCATGGACCTCGTCCCACCGCTTGATGGCGTTAATGACTGTGGCGTGATGCTTGCCAAACAGCCGTCCGATTTTTGCTAGATGCCATCCACGTTGGCGACGCAAGCGTACATAGATTTCCTGCCGTACAACCGCATACAATGGTGCGCGGGAGTCACTGTACAGATGTTCGAATGTGCATCCATACTTTTCCAGAAGCGGGGCAATAACGCCCTTGGCTTCTTCGTATAGTTCTTGTCTGTCGTTTTCGTTATTCACGATGCACCTCTACCCCTGCTTCCTGAAACATGATCCGTGATACTTCGAACTCTTCTTCTGGCATACTGGTAGTACCGGGTCCGACATGTACGACTTTTATACCAGCCTGAATAAGTGACCGAGCGCAACGCGCACATGGCTCGTGTGTGACAAAGGCAGTTCCATTGCGTAACTTAGCGCCGACACGTGCCGCCAATGACACGGCATTTTCCTCCGCGTGCGCTGTCCAAAGATACTTGGCTGGTCTTTGCATACGCTCCCACTTGTCTTCGACTCCACGTGGTATGCCGTTGTATCCGGTAGCGGCGATCACTTTATCTTCTGTCACAACCACACAGCCAACCTTGGTGCTGGGGTCTTTCGAACGATCAGATACTTTACATGCCAGTTCCATGAAGTAGTCTTCCCAACTCCCGCTCATGTGCCTCTCTCCTGCTTTTTTCTCTCATGTAGAACTTACGGGCCGATGTTTTACCTATACCCAACATCTTTGCTACGTTCTCGAAACTATACCCCTTGCAGTGTAGCTCGAAACACTGCTCGTCGAACTCACCTTTTTTCATTCGCGCCGCCTGACGCTGCGGCAGAGCCACGGTAACAGGCGCTACGGCTCCGGGCTTTTCTACATCGCGTTCTAACCAACGCACACGCGGTAGCGACATGGGAACCATTCGGAAACTACCAGACGTAGACCTTGATGGATCAGTGGCTGACACCATCCGTGTTACTTTCTCAATCTTCAGTTCGTCCATCATCGACCATCTCTTGTTTCAGTTCTAGCTTGGAGAACTTATCCATGTAGACATACTTACCATACTTACCGAACAGCTTGCGGCCAGCTTCGTTAAGTTCGCTTGGACAGTTGACGCAGCAGACGCCATCGCCAATGTTATAAAAGTCCTCAGCTTTAGCGCCGTCATCAGCGCAGAAACATCTGTAGTGGGATATAATCATTTGCACTCACCGAAGTTATGCCCATAGTGAGCCTCACATGAGACAGGTAAGTCGGGTGCCCACGATGGTGGTGTTGACATAACCTCAG